AGAGAAGACAGAGCCTATACTTCTACGATGTCCTCAATCAAACGTGAGTACTCAAAGTGACGGTCAACAGTGACAGTCAGTTCTCACTCAAGGTTAGCCTGAATCGTAACTGCTACAGCTTCTGCCTTAGCAGATGCAGCACCACGGATGGGCTTAGGAATGTGAATAACGTCACCCTTCTTGCCAGACATAGCGAGACGCTTGACAAGGGGAGCCATCTTCAGGTTTTTTTGATAAGCAGCGATTACTTCGTCACTCCAGATTTCTGGAATAAAAGTACCCGCAGCAGTTTTGTCTACTACAGCATTAGCTGTAAAATAGGCACCAGAGGTTTCACCAGCCATTGTAATTCTCCTTTAGGCTATCGAACCCGACCCTCTGCGTAAGCCTTAAGTAGCTCGTCCGACATGGACTGATAACGCTCTGGGTCAGTTCTCATAAGTTTAATAATGTCAGCACGACGATAAACTTTACGACGAGATCCCTCTGCTGTTCCGCGAGCGTTGCCTGTAGATGCAGTCTTAACTGAACTCTTACGTGCTTCTCTTTCTGCTTGTGCAGTCTGTTGAACTACTTGACTCCGTTCTTTCCAGAGACTAAATAGCTCGTTAGCAGCATCGTAATCGTACTGTTGATCTGCCTGAACAAACAACTGTGTTCGGACTTTTGACCCTTTGATCCACTCAGCAAACTTAGGGTCTTGCAGTATCTGCTCCATCTCAGGATGAGAGGACTTGAGTTGTGCAAGAGTAGCCTGTTGTTTGTACTGCTGTGTGTAAGCCTGTGCTTCTTTTATCTTAGGGTGGTTGTCTATAGCTCGACTAACAGCGGTCTTGGGATCGACAAAAAAATCTACATCGTCATCGTTATCGTCTTGTTGTTGCTGTTGTTGAGGTGCTTGTTGGGTTGAGAGTTGTGTTTGGATGTAATCGTCAACAACTTTACGTAACTCTCCAACTTCCGTACTCTGTTTGCCTGAAAACTTCTCAAGCTCTTGGTGCATCTGTACGAGGTCTTCTACAGATTTACCTTTGTACTTTTCTGGAACTTCAGGCTGTTGAGGTTGTTCCTCTTGAGGAGTCTCTACAGTATCCTGTGTGTCGAGTTGGTCTGTTGGTTCCTGATCTTCTTCCTTACGCTCATCAATTAATGTTGCTCGTGACATTCTAAACTTACCCCGCCTATTATTATTAGGTTATGGAGGATTAAATGGGAGTTGCCTCTATAGTTGAGATTCCCTGCTCTTTTGTCCAGCCTTCTCGTGTTCGCGTACCCACTTCATGTGTCTTCCGGGGAAGTCCCCTGATGACCCTTCTAGGATATGCTGAGTAGCTGAGACAATCTTTGTAGCGTTAGCACCACACCCGCACCTACTGGATGTAGTACCTGATTCTACAAATTCTTCAAATGTATGTCCGTTAGTACAACGAAAGTCAAATACTTTAATCATCTTCTTCTTCAGTCTTTGACGCTTCTTCGTAGTTAGTTGTAACGATAGTTTCCATGTTAATCAAGTGGGCTAATACGTTTAGTTGTCCCTTGCGAAAGAACATATCGTCAGCATCTTTAGTTGCTTCTATACTGTTAATCTGCAGAACATTGTTACCAAAGTCCTGCATAAGCTGTTTCCAGCCATCAGTAATAAAAAGACTAAAGTAATTGTCGTAGTACTGCTGTGTTTCTTGATCCATCTTGAGGCCTCTTGGGTTGTCTCTGTTAAGTGTTGTACCTAAGTACACTATATATTATACCACATTTTTGACTAAAAGTCAAGCATTATTTTACGTGAATTTTACCATTATTTCTTTGCTGTCTTCTTGGCCTTTTTAAAGGCTTGGGCTGTAGGAGCGCCTTTTGACCCCGGTTTACGCATCTTTTCTCCTGATCCCGCCTTGATACGCTTGCGTTTGGCGTGGATATTAGCGTACAGTCCTTTTTTTGGCATCTTAGTAGCCCTTCATTTTCTTTACTTTTTTGCCTGTTTTCTTGGCAGCTGCTTTAGCTTTGGCTTTACCCTTAGCGGTGTACGGATACTTTTTCTTTCCTACCATTGGCATAACTATCTCCTTACCATTTTACCTTGTTTGCCCAGTAAGCCGCAGACATCTTGCCTTTGGCTATGTTTTTAGCGTGACGAGCTTTAAACGATGCTCGCTTCTTTTTCATTTTGTCGCCTTCACCCGCCTTAGGTTTACCAGCAGTCTTAGCACCTTGTTCACCAAAGCGGATAGTTTTAACTTTGTCACCCTCTTTAGCTACGACAATGTGACTCTTCTTAGGGTGACTAGGCGTCCTCTTCGGTTTGTTGTACCCGCTTACTCCTGCTCGTGCTAGCCTTGGGTCTTTTTCCTTTGGCATTAGGCTTCTCCTCCTGTTGGTGCAGGGCCGACATTTGGCCCTCTAGGGCCGCGACCTTGGCCTCCAGCGCTTCCAATTTGTTGAACTGGTCTTGGAACGCTTGGTTGATTTGGCTGAGAAACTGGTTCATTTCTGTTTGTGTCATTAACACCGGGAATTGCTCCTCTGTTAGATTGGTTGTTCAGTGCTTTTTCTTTGAGTGCTACTTCAGCAATCTTGAGACGTTTCTCAAATTCTCTGTCATCTGCATCACCGTCTCTTAAGTTTCTCGTTATAGCACTAATCTTGTCAATCTCAAGCTCTTGCGGAGCCAGTTG